AAGCAATGCAACAATATCAACAATTGCAACAACAAGCTCAACAAGTAGCACCCGTTGAGGCGCAACAATTACAAATGCAAGCAAATGATATTTTGTCTCAATACAGCGCACCTATTATGTCTGAGCTAATGACTCAGTTCTCTCAGCAAATAGGAACACCTCCAGAAGAAGATCCTTTAGTAACCATAAGAAAGCAAGAATTAGCACTTAAAGGACAGCAACTCAATCAAGAGCAACAGCAATTTGTAATGAGAGAAGAACAGCGATCTATGGACCAAGCTAGACAAGATCAAATAGATAGAGAGCGTATTGATGCGCAACGTGACATCGCAGTTATGAAAGATGAAACGACAAAAGATAGACTCGATCAACAAAAAGAACTAAAATTAATTGATATTGGACTTAAACAACTATAATTATGATTAATAGAGTAAAAGTAAGCGAACAGAAAACACCTAAAACTTTAGACGGCAAACAATCGTATTCTAATAAAGGAAACGTTGTGACTCGTAAAAGTAAATCTTTTTCTGCCAGTACCAAAGCCACTCCAGGCACAGGTAAAGGTAAGGCAAGAGGAATGGGTGCTGCTGAATACGGCGGCAAGTTTTCTGGTATTTATTAATGGAACCTCTTTGGGTATCTGATTTGCTGTTAAAGCAAATTGCTGAAAAAAAATCAGACTTAGAAAGTTTGATTATGAATGGTGCCAAAGACTATGATGAATACAATTATCTACGTGGTCGTTACAATTCCCTCGAGGACGTAGAAACAGAAATAAGGGAATTGCTGAAAAGGAGTGTTGAAAACGATGAGCAAGGTATTAGTACCTGACCATATCGCAAGAGAAGTCGAGGAAACAGAAGAAGAGTCGATTGAAGAAAACAAGTCAGAAATTGAAGAAGCGTACGTCAAATCAGACGAACGTGTTTTAGATCCCACACTATTAGATAAATCATTTTTAGATCGCATGCCTCAACCTTCAGGGTGGAGAATGTTAATTCTTCCATACAGAGGAAGGGCCGTTTCTAAAGGTGGTATTGTATTAGCGCAAGAAACCATTGATAGAGAATCGTTAGCAACCGTTGTTGCTTATGTGGTGAAGATGGGTCCTTTGTGCTATTCAGACCAGAATAAATTTGGCGATACCCCGTGGTGCCAAGAAAAACAATGGGTATTAATTGGCAGATATGCTGGAGCTAGGTTTAAACTTGGCGATGATGCAGAGTGCCGTATTATTAACGATGATGAAGTCATCGCAACCATAGATGACCCTGACGATATAGTTAGTGTCTAAACATGAGGAAATATCATGCAAGAAACTGAAAAAGTTGAAGAAATTGAAGAGGTTCAAGAACCTACTGAAGTTGTTGAACTAGAAGAAGAAAGTAAAGACGATTCTCAAGAAGAGGTTGCTCCTATAGAAGATGTTTCAGAAGAAGCTGAAGTTGAAGCTAAAGAGCAAGATGAATTAGAGAGTTATTCTAAAAATGTGCAAAAGCGTATAAAAACGCTGACTAAGAAGATGCGCGAACAAGAGCGCGCTGCTGAGTCTGCTTATGAATATGCTAGAAATTTGCAAAACGAAAACCAAACGTTAAAGCAAAGTAGCACTCAAATTAATCAAAATTATCAGTCTGAAGCTGAAAGCAGATTAAAAGCACAAAGGGCGCAAGCCAATTCTGTTTTGAAATCTGCGTATCAAGATCAAGACTGGGATAAAGTAACTAAAGCTCAAGACATACTTGATAAAATTACAGTAGAGGAAAGTAAATTGGCTAACACCAAGATGACTGTTGAACCAACTACTCAATATCAAGAATATCAACAGGCCCAAATGCCATCGAATCAACCCGCGCAAAAAGCTGACCCAGCTGCTGAAGATTGGGCCAATAAAAACGAATGGTTTGGTGAAGATGAGGCTATGACTTTAGTGGCTTTTAACATTCATAAAAATTTAGTAGAGGAAGAAGGGTTTGATACAAATGATTCTTCGTACTATACTGAGATAGATAAACGTATAAGAGCTGAATTTCCACATAAGTTTAATGATGGTGGAGAGGTTCAGACTAAAGGGAAAATGCAACAAACAGTTGCCCCAGCAGGAAGATCCGAAAGCTCTGGACGCAAACGACAAGTAAAGCTCACTAAGAGTGAAGTCGAAATGGCACGTCGTTTGAATGTACCGTTAAAAGAATATGCAAAACATATAAGAAGGTAAACAAATGACAGATAAAAAAGAATTAAATGAATCAATTGATGCGCAAGCATCTACTGAAAACAGAACACCACGTTCTGCTGAAACTCGAGCTAAAGATACTGCTCGCAAACCTTGGCGTCCCCCATCTATGTTGGAGACACCACCTGCACCTGAAGGATATTCCTACAGGTGGATTAGAGCTGAAATCGTTGGACAGGAAGATAGAAAGAATGTGACTTCTAGGCTAAGAGAAGGTTTCGACCTTGTTAAAGCTGAAGAGTTAGGTGATTTTGAACTTCCCACGCTTGACGATGGAAGGCATGCAGGTGTGGTATCCGTGGGTGGTTTGCTTTTGGCCAAGATACCTGATGAAACGCGACAAGAAAGAAACGCCTATTTTCGAGGACGCGCTCAAACGCAACAAGATGCGGTTGACAATGATTTAATGCAGGAATCTGATCCAGCCTCTCCGATCTTACGACCAGAGAGAAAAACAAGCGTAACTTTTGGTGGTGGTAATCGAGAATAAGGATTATCACTTAATTATAAAAACTGACTGAATAAAGGATACTTATTATGGCAAATAAAGATGCACCTTTCGGGTTTCGATCAGTAGGCAAAAAAGGTGGCGGCGTCGCAAACGGCGGTGTTACTGAATATGAAATTGCAACTGGCGCAACTGGAAATATCTTTTCGGGCGACCCAGTTAAGATGTTGAACACAGGTACTATTTTAGTAGCTGCTGCTGCTCAAACTTTACTGGGAATATTCAGAGGCTGTAAATATACGAATAGTAGTGGAGACGTAGTGTTTTCATCTTACTTTCCGACAACTACAGCATCTTCTGATATTGTTGCTTTTGTTGAAGATGATCCCGACACTCTGTTTGAAGTACAATGCACTGGTTCTTTAGCGCAAACTGCTGTAGGTAACAACGTTGAGTTGGCCTACACTTCTGGCTCTACAAAAACTGGTATGTCTGCGGCTGAGATTTCCTCAACCACAGCAGCTACTACTGCTCAGTTTAGAATCGTAGGATTCTCTACTGATCCATCAAACAGCACAACGGGCTCAGCTAATATAAATGCAATCGTGTATATTAATGAGCATTTCTACACCACAGTAACGGGAGTATAATAATGGCAATTAACAGATCGCAACTTGCGAAGGAACTAGAGCCTGGATTAAACGCCCTCTTTGGGATGGAATACTCTAGGTATGAAGCTGAACATTCTGAAATTTTTGAAACTGAATCTTCTGACAGAGCGTTTGAAGAAGAAGTTCTAATTTCTGGTTTCGGTAATGCTGAAGTAAAAGCTGAAGGAACAGGCGTTAGGTTCGATAACGCTAACGAAGGCTATACTTCACGTTACACACACGAAACTGTGGCGTTAGCTTTTGCTTTAACTGAAGAAGCTGTTGAAGATAACTTGTATGACAGACTTGGTGCTAGATACACTAAGGCTCTTGCAAGATCTATGGCAAATACTAAACAAATCAAAGCTGCTGCTGTATTGAACAATGCGTTCTCTACAACAGGTGGTGACGGTAAAGTTCTAATAGCAACTGACCACCCTCTAGGGGGCGGTGGTTCTTTAGCTAACCGTGCAACTACTATGGCAGATTTGAATGAAACTTCATTAGAAGATGCGTTGATTAATATTTCAACGTTTACTGATGATAGAGGTTTAGCAATTGCTTTGAGAGGAATGAAACTAATTGTTCCACCTCAACTTCAATTTGTTGCTGACAGACTACTACAATCTCCAGGGAGAGTAGGAACGTCTGACAACGACATTAACGCTGTCAAAAACATGGGAATGTTACCTGATGGTTATGTAGTTAATCACTATTTAACTGATACAGATGCTTTCTTCATCAAGACTGATTGTCCTGATGGATTCAAGCATTTTGAAAGATCACCAATGTCTACGGCATTAGAGGGAGATTTCGATACTGGTAACATGAGATACAAAGCTAGAGAAAGATATTCATTTGGATATTCTAACTTTAGAGCTGTATACGGTTCTCAGGGAGCTTAATTAGAACGATTGGTAATAGCGTTTTTAACTCAACTATTACTAAGGGCAGTTTCGACTGCCCTTTTTTTATCTATCTATAAAAGGTTTATTTTTTTAAAAATTGGGAGTAATATAGATTAGGTGTTTAATTAGCTTAATGAGGACTGATTTATCAGTTTCCATTAATACAAATATAAGGAGTTCATAATGGCTAATCCACATTTCCAAAATTTAATATTATGGGCGGGTAATACTGTTGCATCTAAGAACAAGAAAAACTTGCCTATGTTTCAACCATATCCTTCGGACCAAACGTACTACGGTTATTTCAATGACTTTATGACGTACAATTCAGGAGACTGGACAATCACTACAACTGAAGCTGGTAGCGGTACTGCTTCAGAAGCTGTTACATCATCAGCTGGTGGAGCTTTGTTAATTACAAATGATGATGCTGATAACGACTTAGACTTTTTACAGCTTAAAGGCGAGCCTTTTAAACTAAGCACAGGTAAAAATGCTTTCTTTTCTGCTAGATTTAAAGTAAATGATGTTGACCAATCAGACTTTGTTATAGGTCTTGGTATCACTGATACTTCACCTCTTGACACTACTGATGGTGTGTTCTTCATATCAGCAGACGGTGACGCAGGTCTAGACTTTTTGGTTGAGAAAGACAACAGTAATACAACTACTGAAGATGTCGCTACAATGGCTGACGATACTTTTATTACAACTACTTGGTTTATTGATTCCACTAGAGGTTATGTTTATTATTCAATAAATAATGCAGAACCTGTTGCAGTTGCTAACACTTACTTACCTGACGATGAAGAATTAACAGTTTCGTTTGGTATTCAAAATGGTGAAGCTTCGGCGCAAACTATGACTATTGATTACGTTAACGTATTGATAGAAAGATAGGAGTAAACAATGGCAGATGCAGTAACATCAACAACAATTCAAGATGGCGATAGAATAGCTGTTATACAGCTAACCAATACGTCTGACGGCACTGGTGAAAGTGCAGTTACAAAAGTAGACGTTAGTGGTTTAGCTACTAACAGCGCTAATGGTCAAACTTGCACAGGTGTTAAGCTTGCAAAGATTGTCTATTCTACTTTTGGTATGAGCGTAAAACTTCTATGGCATGCGACTACAAATACTATTTGTTGGGATCTAAATTCAGATTACACAACAGATGAGGACTTTTCAGAGTTTGGTGGTATACAAAATACTGCTGCGGCTTCTGGTAAAACAGGAGACATTAAGCTTACAACTACAGGCCATGCAAGTGGTGATTCGTATGTTATAGTTTTAACTCTTATAAAAGAATACGCTTAATATTAATAGACAGTGAATGTTATAAATCTAAAAAGAAATCCTAGCGATAGAGCAATCTATCGCGGGATCTTTTTATCATTCTAGGAGAAAAAATGGCACACGCAAAAAATTCTAAAGCTAGATTAGAAGCAAAACAAAAAGCAAGGCTTGCTGCAAAAGTTAGACCTGATGAACCTCAAGAAGAGGACAGGATTTACTTAAATATGAAGCCTAAGAAGAAAGCAGCTGCTAAGAAAAAAACAGCTAAAAAACCTGCTGCTAAAAAGGCAACAAAAAAGAAATCTACTAAAAAATAAGGAGAGTTCCATGCCAAAGGTAAAAGGCAAGCATTACGATTACACGCCCAAAGGGATAGCGATGGCGAAAAATGCCGCTAAGAGAGAAGGTGTAAAAGTTAAATATAAAAGATCGGGTGGCGAAGTCGTATCTGGAAATTGCAATAAAAGAAGAAATTCTTATAAATAGAAATGGCATTATCAGGAAGTACAGACTTTGAACCTAACGTAACAGAGTTTATAGAAGAGGCATTTGAACGTTGTGGTCTTGAATTACGTACAGGATATGATCTAAAAACCGCTAAAAGATCTATTAATTTAATGTTAGCTGAATGGGCAAACAGAGGATTAAATCAATGGACTATAGAGCAGGCTACGCAGACCGTTACTGAGGGTACTAATTCATACCCATTAAATGCAAATGTTATTGATCTATTAGATATGGTAGTTCGTCGTACTATTAATAGTACAGTTACGGATACAAGTATAGGTAGAATTAGTCGTTCTGAATATTTGAATATACCTACAAAATCAACAGAAGGGAGACCATCTCAATTCTTTTTTGACAAATTAACTACGCCAGCTATTAAAGTATGGCCCACTCCAGAAAACTCTACGGATGTATTGGTTTTTAATAAACTGGTTAGAATGGACGATGCTGATACAGCTATTAATACTATGGATATGCCATTTAGATTTTATCCATGTTTTGCTGCTGGTTTGGCTTATT